ACGCATTAAACCCTTGTGCCAGCAGCGCGGCATCATCACCGAACAGGTCGCACCAGCGGAAACTGGAGCGGCTGAGCAGGTCAATCTCGGTCATGACGAAATCGGCCAGGGCTTCGTCGCTTGCTTCAGCTTCGCCCTGTGACTGTTCCGCGCCGCACAGGGGGCATTCTTTGGACCTTAAAGGAATTTCGCCGGTGCAGGTTTGGCAGGTTTTGGTCAAGGCTGTGCTGGCCTTGCTCTCTCGCACATCGAGATTGGCATCCTGCTCCAGCGAGCCGTGCATCAGCGTTGAGGTGCCAAAATCCAGCACCACGCAGTCGGTTTTGAGAATTCCGGGGTAAAGGTCAGGATCGACAGTACGCAATCCCCGCCCGATCATCTGAATCATCGTGGATTTGAAGGAACTGGGTCGCAGCAGCACCACACAAGACGTGGGCGGGTAGTCCCAGCCTTCGGTCAACACCGCGACATTGACTACCACTTGCGCCGCGCCATTCTCGAATGAGGCAAGCGCAGCCTTGCGCTCGGATGTCGATAGCTCGCCATGTACCAGCACGGCGGCAACACCCGCCACTTGAAAGGCAGCGGTGACATCGGCGGCATGCTTGAGGGTGGAGCAGAAGATTACGGTCTTGCGGTCGCCTGCCTTTTCCCGCCAGTGGCGGATAACGGCATCGGTGACGGGCGATTTATTCATCACCGCTTCCACCGCCTTCATGTCGAAGTCATCGGCCAGCTTGCGGACATTTTGTAATTCACCCGTAGCACCCGCATCAATCACAAACGTGCGCGGTGGCACCAAATGGCCGCTGGCAATCAGCTCCCCGATGCGGATTTGGTCGGCCACGTTGCTGAACACCTCACGCAGGGCTTTTTTATCGCCGCGTGACGGAGTTGCGGTGACGCCGTATATTTTGACAGCTGGATTGAGGGATTGTGCTTGGTCGATGATCCGCCGGTAACTGCCAGCCGTGCTGTGATGCGCTTCGTCCACCACCAGCAAGTCGAGGGAGGGCATGGAATCCAGCGCCTGCGGGCGGCACAGGGTCTGCACCATGGCAAAGGTGGCACGTCCCGACCAATTCTTGGTGTTTGCATCTACAACGCTGGTGGAAACATCTGCATTAACCTTGCGGAACTTGGCCTCGTTCTGGCTGGTCAGTTCATCGCGGTGGGCGAGAATACAGGCTTTGCCGCCACCTTGCAGCAGGCCGCCCGCCACCGCGGACAGCATCACCGTCTTGCCCGCACCGGTCGGTGCCACGCCAAGGGTGTTGTCGTGGGTTCTGAGTGCCACAAGGCTGCGCTCAACAAACAGCTTTTGCCGGGGACGTAAAATCATCGCTGTTCCCCTGATTAGGCCCAATGGGGGCGGTTGCTAGGGTTGGTGGCAGGCGCGGACTGTCCAGAAAGGGGGGCTGTGTACCCTGCGGCAGGGGCCGCATACCCCGCCCCACTCATTAGCGCGGCGTAATCCTTATGATCCGGCGTAATCGCCAGTTTGATGACGTTTTTATCGCCGCGATCTCCGTGTTCGATATCAATTTTGGCAAGAAACTCCACCCCGTCCAGTTCCTGAAAACCCGTAATGCGGCGTCTGGTTTTGGCTTCTGGGGAATTATCCTTGGGACTCAGGCGGCGCGACGAGTTGAGAATGCCCTTGATAAACGCACGTCCCTGGTTGCCCCAGTCTGGCCCCTTGGGGCTGTAGAGGCCAATTAAGCTCCATATCTTGCGCTTGGCGTATTTGCCTTCCAAAATAACAAACTCAGCGTCGAGGTAGACCGAGTCGGTATTCTTGCCGAGTGAGGCATAGCCGCCCGTCCAGCCCTGAGTTTCGTCGCTAAAACCACCAGGGCGGATGGTCATGCGCACGCGGGCGAGCGTGCCTTTCGGGATCAGGTCGTAGCTATTCTGGTCATCAGCGGTGTTAAAATCGTTCCAAGACATGGTTTTGGGTTCCTTTCAGTGAGGGTTGAAAATTCAGGATGGTGAAAATCAGGCGGCGGGTGGCGGCACATCCCACAATAGCTGGCGTTCTGCGGGTTGCCGCACCTTGGTCATCAGTTTGCCGAGGTGTGGTTCTTCCAGCAGGGACAGCCGCCCGGAGCGGTCTTTCGCTGGATAGCCAAAGGGATTGAGGGTGTGGCAGATGAAGGCTCTATAGGGCTCGCCGCCGTCTTCGGGTGCAATCGCTGCCATGGTAATCACCTGATCGACAATACCAGGAAGTTCCAAGCCCGTTTTGCTGCCCTCGATCTGCGGCACAAAAAACCGCCGGTTGAAGTCGTCGGTCTTCTCATCCAAAATCCCCACGAACCAGACGTTTTTGGCGCGGGTATGCTGGAGGTGCGTTAGCCAGGCAATCATCTCCTGCCCGTGCAGGCCGTAGGCACCACGGGTATCGGGTTTGCCGTTTTTATCAGAAAACGCCTGTGGCTGGCCTTTACACCACTGAAAACATAGTCGCCCCGCCACCGTGATGGAATCAACGAAGATGGTTTCGTAGCGATCGAGTGCCGAAGGATCCCCGAACTTTTCACACACCGCCTGAAAATGCGCGGTGCTGTAGGGCTGGTCATCGCGCAGCGCTGGATTGGGGCCACCGATAAAGACCGCAAAATCCCGACATTCCACCCACGTGCGCGGACGGATGCTGTCGATCTTCAGGCTCTCAACGGCAAGGTCGCCGGCCTCAAGGTCAAAAAACAAGGTTTTGCTTGGCTCCAGCGTCCACAACAGCGACGTTTTGCCAATGCCGGGTTTTCCGAAGATGCAGCCCTTGATGCCGCGCTTTTCCGCCAGCCGCTGGTCAGCGGTGATGATGGGGAGGGTCATGGCTGGCCTCCCTCATTCATTTTGATGGAAACCGTTGCTTTCCCCGCTTTCAGCAGCCGCGCCGGGGCAAACGTCTGCCGAATATGTTCTGGCCAAGCGGTGAATTTGCGTTCGGCCACCTTGTAGGTGACATCCACATATTCCGCCGGATTATCGCCAGCCGCGCTGATTTGATGGACCACCGCCGCCAATTTCTGCTGATCCCATTCGGGCTTTTTCGGGATATCGCAAGTGACGGTGCAGCCGTCATCGTCCAGATGTACGGTGCCGAACGGCTTGTCCTGTTGCTGGCGCAAGGCCTGAAAGCGGATCGTAAGTCCAGCCTGCTGCACCAGAAACCCGAGCCGCAGGGGATTGTGCTGTTCGAACCATTCCTCGGCGACATCATGGATGGTCATTGTTGCACGCGGTCCAATGCGCCTTTGGAGGGTAATCTTACCACAGGTTTTTATTGATTTAGACAAGGTAAGGACTTATATCGTTCTCTATGGAACTGATCATAATCCTCTTAATTCTCTATTGCCTATACGCTTTACCAAGTTTATTTCGGTCTATGGAATTTAATAAAAACAAAGACGCTAACAACCAATATAAAACAGAGTTAGTTGCTGCCCGCGAAAAATTTTTTGTCGAAGAGGGAAAGGTATCTTTTCCAGTTATTGACCCCAATGATTACAGCTATCGTCCAGTTGCAAAGGAATCATTGTTAGCGGTGCATGATGATATTAACCGCCTTGAAATGAAGAGTACGGGAAGATACACAACAAGTGGAATGTCTGTTTCTGTGCCGATTGCTAAGGGAGTACGCTTTCGCCTTGGAAATGGCAGTATAGTGACTCAAAAAGCGCTGCAAATTACCGCTTCGGGAAGGTTATTAATAACTGATAAAGCAATAATTTATGAAAGCTCTGAGAAAAATGAGCGCATCCCTTGGGGGCAAATTTCAGACATTGAATTATTATTTGATGGTTACAAAATTTTTAAAAGGTCTGGGTTGCCCAAAATGTTTTCATTTTCAAAAACCAATGCTAATTTCGCCGCCATAATGGATTTTATGCTTAGGCGTGTTGGTTGATTGTTTTTTTATTGCCAATAGATAGAGAGGGACTATGATTCTTGGATGCTAAAACTTGGACCTTGAGATGTATTTTTTAAACTGGATTCTTTTTGCTTTTTTTCTTTTGGCTGGTACGGGTGCGCTGCACACCAGTTTTATTTCTGCATGTTTTTTGATTCTTATTGCCCTACTGTTTTGCCCACCCTTTGTAAGATACATTAAAGAGAAATACTTCTTTGAGATAACGCTCGGCAAAAAACTGCTTTTCACCCTTTTATTGCTTGTGGCTTATTCTGTCTCTCTTCCTGATTCAGGGGAGATTACTCAGAAGCCTATTGCCCAAGACAAGGTTAGCAAACCCAGTGATTTAGTTCCTTCCTCTACTGGAGCTAAAAAAAACGATGATAATAACGAGAAAAAAGAGCTCTCTAAACTTGAAAAAAGCGCAGAGGTGCAAAGCGATCGAGAAGAAAAAAAGTTTAAATGGTTTTACTCGGAGGATATTGATTTAGCTAGAAACAAAAAGGTCTATTATTCACTTTTAGAAAGTGAAAATGAACAAGATTTCGACTTTCCCTACAGCGGTGGATCGAAATTAGTCCTTCAGATAAGAAAGCACGCAGAATGGGGAACAGATGTTGTTTTCAAAATTACCAAGGGCCAGTTTACATGCGGAATTGATGACTGTTTTGGATTAATTAATTTTGATGGAAAACCTGAGCGTCTTACTTTGTCAGAACCGAGTGATCATAGTAGTGATGTCCTGTTTGCAAAGTACGGCTCTGCAATTCTTAACAAAATAAAATCGTCAAAAAAAGTCATTGTAGAGCTTCCCTTTTATCAAGAAGGTAACAGGCAGTTTATCTTCGAATCAGCGGGCTTAGAATGGAATCGTTAACCTTTTAGGGTTCGTGGCTGCGTCCCCTCCAGAATCGCCAGTTTCAGGTCGGGTGCCAGAAAATTGAGGCGCATCAGGCGGGAAACGCTGGCGGTGTCGATGTTATGGCGTTTGGCGATGTCTTCCATGTTTTGGGCTTTGCCAGATTCGAGGTCTTTCTGCCATTTCCAAGCTTTGAGCAACGCTTTGACCAGCGGTGCATCGGGTTCGCGTTTTTGGGCGGGGGTTGGCGCAAGGGTATGGCCTTCTGGGGTAACGATCAATTTTCGCCCCCCACGTCGCTTCAGGCGAAGGGGAATGTGAATATTCACCGTGGCAGGGCTAAAGTTAGGGCTGAGGTTCATGCGGCCTCCCGTGCCTGCAATTCATTAACCAGTGAGGTCAAACCCTGGGTACGCAGGCACAAATCAACGCCCTTGGTACTGACCACCACCTGTTCAATCAGCAAGTGCAGAATGCGGGCTTGCTCAGCGGGAAACAGGTGATCCCAAAGGGCCTGCATGTTGCCCAGC